CGGTGGATTTGATGCTTCGATGCTGGTGGATTCGTCCGCCAGCTCGATCGAATCCATTCCCGGCGTCCAGCGCGCTATCGAGGGCGTGGGCAGCATGCTGGCTAGCGTCAGCCTGTGCGCCTATGACAGTGCCGATACCGAGGTGAAGCCTGCCGCGCTGGGCCTGTTCACTGGCCGGGCGGCGGAAATGATCAACGGCTGGGATCTGCGCCGCTGGATGGTCACTGAAGCGTTCAGCCAGGGGAATGCATACGTCTATCTGGCCCGTACTTACAGCGGCGAAGTAGCAGAACTGCTGCCGATCGACCGTGGCCGAGTCACGATCGACTGGTCCGCGGACCCCTATCGCTACCTGTTGGATGGCCAGCCGATCGCCAGCACCGATCTTCTGCACGTCAAGTCTGGCTATTCGCGCTGGGCGATGATCGGCGAAAGCCCCCTGGACAAGTGCGCGATGCAGCTGGAACTGGTCGCAAATCTCGATGCGTGGGCGTCGGTGATGGCGAAGACCGGGACCAGCCGACGGCTCAGCTTCAAGTTTCCGACCCCGATCAGCGAAACGGCGAAGCAGTCAATCCTGGCTAGCTGGAAGGCGAAGCATGCCCGAGCAGGCGGCAGCGGCGAGCCACTGATCATCGACGGTGGCGGCAGCATCGAGGGTGTGAGCGGAACGGACGATCTCGCTGCCCTGACGGCGGCTAGGACGGCTGCAATGGGTGAGATCGCACGTGCGCTGAACGTCCCACTGTCATTCCTGGCGGCGAGTGAGGCAGGCACTCAGATCACGCTGGATGCCCAGCGCGCCCTGGTCGATCAGACGCTGCGCCCCTGGGCGCGCCGGATCGAGGCGGAACTGCAGATGAAGCTGTTCCCCGGCTACCGCATCGAGCACGATTTGCAGGAACTGCTGCGCGGCACGATGAAGGACACAGCGAAGGAACTGACGAAGCTTGTCGAGTCGGGCATTTTGACCCCAAACGATGCGCGGTGGTTCATCGGCATGCCCCCGGTGGCTGATGCGACCGCCGACCAGCTACGCGTCCGCCTGGACACCACTGCTGGACAGGCCGAGGCGGACGCAGACCGGGAAGACGAAGAAAGCGAGTCGCCCGATGCAGACTGAGCGTCGCAGTTACGCCATCCGCGCTGATGTCACCGGGAACACCGTTTCCGGTCTTGCGATTCCCTACGGGGCCGACAGCCAGCCACTTCCGTTCATCGAGCAGATCCAGCGCGGCGCGTTCTCGGCGGATCTGGGAGCGCGGAATGTCTCGCTGCTGGTGGAACACGACGGCGGGCGCGTTCTCGCCGACACCCGCAGCAGCACCCTGTCCCTTGAAGAAACGGACGAAGGTGTACGGTTCGCCGCGCGCCTGCCCGATACGCGCGATGGGCAGGACATGCGAGTCCTGCTGCGCGACGGCATCTACCAAAACATGAGTTTCGGCTTTATGGCCGACGAAGACGAATGGCGTGATGGGAAGCGATTCGTTACCCGCGCGCGCCTGTTCGAAGTGTCCCTGGTTCATAGCCCGGCTTACGCCACGACCGCAGCCAGCGTCCGAGGCTTCGCACAACAGAACGCCCTGGTGGGGCGTTTTCTACGGCTGCGGTTAGGAGAATTGAAGCGATGGACGTGAAGACTTTGACTGAAAAGCGCGCGCAACTCGTTGCCGACGCCGAGCGTTACGCCACGGAAGCCACCCCGCAGGCTGTGAAGGCGTTCGATGCCGTGGAAGAGGAAATCCGCGCCATCGACGCCAGCCTCAGCCAGATGGCTGTCCGTGGTCGCCTGGAAGGTCTGAAGTTGGCTGGTGAACAGGTCATCCGCCCTGAAAAGCGCGGTGGCGGTCAGGATGCGGAACTCTCGAAGTTCTTCGCGACCCGTGGCAAGTCTGGCAGCGGCAACCTGGAACTGCGCACCACCCTGACGGCTGGCACTGCTGCTACCGCTGGGAACACGGTCCCCCAGTCCGTGATGACGGGCGAGTTTGTCAAGTGGCTGGACTGGGCCGACCCGGTGCGCCAATTGGCGACCGTGCAGACGGTCCCGGCTGCCCTGCGGCTTCCGGTCATCGATTCCCGTACCACTGTGGCGGCGACGGGCGAAACGGTGGCCTACACCGAATCGAACTTCACCACCATCCTGAAG